TGGTAGATTACATTAACAGTGATGGTAAAGTATGTGATGGTATTGGTATGCAGTCACACTTGGATATTACGGATTCGTTCCACAGTGCAACAAACTATGCAAAGGCATTGGAGTACTTCCGTCTGAACTGCCCGGATTTGGAGATTCAGATTACAGAGCTTGATGCAACAATGGTTAGTACAGAGGACAAGCCATTGACGGATGAAGATCAGGCAGCATACTATGACCAGATTATGAATGCGATTTTGACTAACAAGAAAAATGGCGGCAACATCACAGCATTGATTATCTGGAGTTTGTATGATGGTGTATCATGGAGACCGGCAAAATTCCCATGTCTGTTCAATGGTTTGTATATGCCAAAAGCTGCATTCTATGCTGTAATTGATGCGAAAAAGCAGTATTGGGATTAGCTAATATAGAGATATGGTGATACACACATATAATGTTGCTTATATATACCATAAATGCTGACTTGAAAAAGTAAATTCCAGTGCAAGAGTAAATTCCACGGGCTTTTAAATTTTGTTGATTTTGCAGGAGATTTTTTAACAAAATCTCCTGCTTTCTGCTATAATTAAGGCAACTTATCGAAATTTTGTTGATTTTATGGCATGAAAAACAGGCTACTGGAATTCGGTGTGCTAGACTAAATTCCACCAGCCACATTATAAAAATGTGAAATGTTTACTTCCAGTCTGACAGCAGATTTCGATCAGTTGATTAGTTACTTCTTAAAGCGTATCAGCTTAGGCGTTAAATTGACTTCATCTGGTGAAATCGGCTTGAGCTGAAATGCTTTAAGAACATCTTCTCCAAGTGTTTTCAGGGCAGCATCATACGGTGTTTGCCCCTCAAGGCTTTCTCTTGGAGTAGAGTTTATATGATTCACAATAAGATTGACATCCCACTGAGTCAGAAATTCAAAGGATGTTCCTTTGGGCAATATCGTGCGGAGCATGGTATGCGCCTGCTCGATGGTTCCCTTCTGTCCGCTCCGCATGGGATCACAATAATAAATGCTGCTTCTTTGGATGCCGTTAATACCGGTTTCCAATTTTTCTGGGTCACCAAATTCGGAGCCACGATCAGTTAAGACATTTTTAAAAACAGATGTAAATTCATACGTTCCCATACGTTTTTCCAAACGGTCAAATACAGCGCGGACAGCACCTTTTGTGCACCGGTTAAGAAGAAATGCAAGAAACAGCTTTTCCTCTGTAAAGATCATGGTCAACAGCGTTTTATGGGAATCCCTTGATGACTTTACTGTATCCATTTGTACATAAGAATCTAATTCCATAGAACAGAAGTCTGCATAGGTTCTGTTGGTAAACACTTTGCGGTCTTTGATCTGTGTTTTGTGGCACTTTCTTGGTTTAAATTTTGCCTGCCTTTTCAGATCTACATTTCTGGCTGTGAACAGTCCTTTATCGATGTATGTATACATGGAACGGACAGACATATCAAGCTCCGGATGATTGATCAGGATCTGATAGGGTGACTGTCCCTGAGCGATCAACGGAGTAATGATCTGATCTTTTTGGTGCAGCTGATGCCTGGTCATATTTATTCCGGCACGGGAACTGCTTAATAATTCACGGTACTTACGGTCTGCAAAGCGGGCATCATAGCGATATTTATGGGCAATGGTACAATGATTGATTTTCATTGGACAACCATTGCATACATAAGGTGCCCTATCAAGTCTGCTGCACCGTTCCTTTTCGAAATCCTTACAGGTCTGGTTGCAGGTTGGACAGGATGTGCATTTGACACCGCAGAGAATGATTTTTCCACAGGCGTTTGTTTTTTTACAGTGATAGCGGTGTACACAAAAGTTTTTGGCATTATAGAAAGTTCCTTTGTGGTACCAGTCAGAAAGACGTCGTGATCTAACCTCTTTTGAGATGGTTGTAGGATCTTTACAAAGGAATGCCGCAATGTCTTTAAAAGTTGCACCCTTGGATAATTCGTTTTCGATGTAGATACGGTCATTAAGTGTCAAATGTTTTTGGTTTCCAGGGATATATTTACTCATGATAATTCTCCTTCTACTGCTGTCAGAAGGAATTATTACAATAACACGGATGTATGAAAGAGTAAATATCTACTGTGCAGGACTGAATTCCACCGACCCGTGGGGAAGTGGAATTTAAAATTTCATTTTAGGGTGAGGTGGTTTCCATATATTACCTCTTGAAATAGAACATATGTTCTGCTATAATAATAAAAAGAAAGCAGCCAAAACTGATTCAAACGGTGTTGGCGCACCTAACAGAATGGCTGCTTTAACAAGTCTACAGGAAATAGCAATAAACTATAACCTTGATATATTATTTTACATATTTGTATCTGAAAAGTCAATAGGTTTTAGGAAAATGAGGCAGTTCGCCCATATTATTACCTGTAAAACAAAAAACTAAATAAGGAGATGAAGTCAATGGCAAGATATGTCATTACAGATGGTTCTCGATGGATTCAGTATAAGAATGGAAAGTATGTTCCTACTTCTTGTCCTACTTTTGCTGACGAATTTTCACAAAAACAGGCAAAAAGCATTTGTGAAAATCAATTAAATAAAGCATTGAGAAAAGTTTTTCATCCAGAAAAATGCTCAGATGATTTACCTTGTACAAAACCATGTACAGACAATGACATTAAAAGAACCGAAAAGGTTATGATGTCTGAAAATATACAAAGATGGTTAAAAAAGGTATCTGATTTAAATGGATTGGCTACAGAAGCTACTAATCGAAAAAAAGAATTAGTAGAACAGCTAAGTTTAATTGATCAAGAATTGTCTGACGTGAATCATTACATAGAGTTCTGCAACCTTAACGCAGCTCAAGGTTATAAGGCGTACAAAATGATAAAAGAACGGAGAATAAAAAGAAGAACAATAAAAAACGAACTGAATGTTCTCAACATTATTCTTGGTAAGAAGATTTCTGAAACTGCTACAGACGAGATTGAGAAAGCTGTTGCAGGAATGGATAAACGTATTTATGAGCCACGAATAATTGAAGAATTATTTGATTTTTAGGAGGTGTTTTAATGATTAAAAACTGTATAAATTGTGGAATCCCTATGGTTGGTGTTTTGTCATTTTCAAAGGACAAGCACGAAAGGTTTTGTCGTTGTCCGAAATGTTATTCCGAATCCAGACACAGAAGAGTTAATGATGATGAGTTGGATTTTGGAGAATATTTAAGTAAAGCAATAAAACAGAAAGGAAATTTGAAGAATGGATATTCAAGAAACTTTAGAACTGTATTGTGAAAATGAAATGCAAAAATTAAAACAGATATGCAATCCAATGATTAATAAAATAGGTGGAATATCTGATAAAGATTATGATGACTTTTACAGTATTGCATTAAGTGTTTTGTCAGATACTGTTTTAAGATTTGAACCAGAAAAGGAGGTTGAGTTTCAATGTTATTTAGCAAGTAATATTAAAAGGAAATTTAAAACAGAAGTTCGTAATCGAAATCGTAAAAAACGAATTCCAACAAGAAAAATAAGTAGTATTAATGCATTAGTAACAGAAGATGGTTATGAAATTAGCGAAAAGATACGATCAAAATTTGATACTTTCGAAGAAGCATGTGGTAATAATATTGAAGGTACAAAAATTGAAAAGTATCTCAAAAAACTATCAATAAACCAGAGAAGAATTGTTAAAATGCTTAGCGATGGGTATAAAGCCAATGAAATTAAAGAGTTATTACATATGAATAACAAAGAGTATTCGGAAAATCTTGCCGCAATACAAGCATATGAAAATGTAAAAATTTTAATGTAAATAAGAAAGGAAGTAATCATTATGAAGAAAGTAAACAAAGTGAGAATAGAAAGTGTGCCAGCAATTAGTTATATTGATGATGTTAAAGAGGGAAACGTATCAGATAATCAAGATGTACAAAGATTCTTTTGTAGTGATAATGGTTTCATTAATGAAATTGGTGTTACTATGCTGAGTGATGATTATCTTCCTCCGTTTATTATTGGAGAAATTCCTTTACAAGATAACATTGTACAGAAATATATTGTAGACGCAATGCAGAGAACATCTGCAATAATGAAAATTAGATACGGAAATTATAAGTTTACATCTAAAATTGAAGATGATGAAATTGAATATCAAACAAAGACATTAGATGAAACTGGTAAAGTATTGAAGGATGATGATGGAAATTTTATTTGGGAGAAAAAAACTTTCCATCTAAAAGGACATACATTCGATGATTTTCCAGATGAATTGAAAAAACGTTTTGATCGTTTTCAATTGACAATCGTAACTCATGAAAATTGTACAATGGAGGATATTAGTATTCTTATTAGAAGATACAATAACCATAAAGCAATGGGGACAAGTCAAAAAGCATTGACATGGATTCCTACATATGCACGTCAGATCAAAAATATTGGAGAAGAAGGATTTTTCAAGAATTCTATGAAATATTCTGATGCTGATAGAAAAAATGGAAATTATATTCAGTTAGTTTGCGGTGCTGCAATGACTGTCTTTCAT